AGTTTCGGCTATATGATGTCAGATTTAGAGAATGACTTGAAGAAAGCAAAAGAAACTGCATCAGGTGCGGGTTTCGTATTGGGAGGTAAGGACTTTACCCAGACTGGGGACAATCTAGCATGGCTTGGGTTAAACCATGAAGAGATTCGTGAGTTTATGCAGGTTAACCCTATGTTCAAGGCAGACGAAGTAGCTTGATGTTACTAAGGTTATCGGTTAGAATAGGGTAAATTTTTAAAGGTTTATAATAGATGAAACAAACAGATTTGCTAAAGGCATTTAAAGCTGACTTGAAAGCTAGTGAGGTTTTGAAGAATGAGCAAGATGTCCGTATAAAAGAATGGAAAAATGCTTATGACGGAAAACCTTACGGTAATGAAGTCGATGGTAGATCTAAAATTGTATCTAGGGATATCAAGAAGCAGAGTGAGTGGCAACATGCTAGTATTATAGATCCGTTTGTTAGTACTAATGAGATTATTAGATGTAGCCCTATCACTTTTGAAGATGCTAGTTCCGCTAGGCAGAATGAGTTGTTGTTGAATACACAATTCTGTAGGAAGTTTGATAGGTATAACTTTATGACTAAGGCTGTTAAAGTCCTAGATCAAGAGGGTACTGCTGTTATACAGTGTGGATGGGACTACGAAGATGAGGAAGTAGTTACAGAAGCAGAAGTAATTGTTACTGATGAATTTGGTAATGAGTATATCGATGTACAAGAGATTACCGAAACCGTTGTACTGAAGAACCAACCTACTGCTAAAGTTTGCAGGAATGAAGATATTTATATTGATCCTACTTGCCAGGATGATATGGATAAGTGCCAATTCGTTATTCATAGGTATGAGACTGACTTAAGTACGTTGAGACAAGATGGTAGGTACAAGAACCTAGGTAAGGTGGCTAAGCTCGACCTAGGTGTGGACGGTGACTATGATCCAGAGTATGATACCTCATTTAAGTTTGCTGACAAGGCTCGTAAGAAATTTGTAGTTTACGAGTATTGGGGTAATTATGATATGAATGAAGATGGTATTGCAGAGCCTATTGTTTGTGCTTGGATTGGTGATACTATTATTCGTTTAGAGACAAATCCTTATCCGGATGGTAAACCTCCTTTTATTGTAGTACCTTTTAATAGTGTTCCTTTCCAGTTGCAGGGCGAGTCTAATGCTGAACTAGTTGGTGATAACCAGAAGGTTAAAACTGCTATTGTTCGTGGTATTATTGATAACATGGCTCAGAGTAATAACGGTCAAGTAGGGATGCGTAAAGGTGCCCTAGATATGGCTAACAGGCGTAAGTTCCTGAAAGGTAACAACTTTGAGTTTAATGGTAGTCCTAATGACTTCTGGCAAGGTAGTTATAATCAGATTCCTGGTAGTGCTTTTGATATGATTGGTCTTATGAATAATGAGATTGAGAGTATCACAGGTGTTAAGAGCTTTAGTGGCGGTATTAGTGGTAATTCTCTAGGTGCTACTGCTACTGGGGCTAGAGGTGCTTTAGACGCTACTGCTACTCGTAGAATGAACGTTGTTAGGAACGTGTCAGAAAACCTAGTTAAGCCGTTACTTAGAAAGTGGATGGCTTACAACGCAGAGTTTCTTGAAGATGAAGAAGTAGTTAGAGTCACTAATGAAGAGTTTGTTCCTGTTAGAAGAGACGATTTAGAAGGACGTGTTGACCTAGCTCTGAATATCAGTACTGCTGAAGACAATGCCGCTAAGAGCCAGGAGATCAGTTTCTTATTACAGACTTTAGGGCCGAATGAAGATCCTACTATTAGACGTGAGCTGATGGCAGACATACTAGAGTTGATGAGGATGCCTGATCAAGCTAAGAGGTTGAGGGAGTTCCAGCCTGAGCCAGATCCAGTACAAGAACAACTGAAGCAACTTGAGTTACAAAAACTACAGCTAGAAAACGCTAAACTTGAGTCAGAGATTGCAGATAACTACGCAAGAGCTGGTGAGAATGAGATTGATGCGGAGTTGAAGCGTAACAAAGCTGCTGTAGAAGCTGCCAAAGCTAGGAAGCTAGGTAGTGAAGCTGATATGACAGATCTACGCTTCTTGAAGGAAGATGAAGGTATCGCTCATAGAGAGAAGCTAGAAGTAGAAGATTTTAAGAGAAAGGTAAATATGGACCAGTTAGCGTTTCAAGCTATGGCTGGGGACGACAATTTAGGAGTGGTGGAATAATGAGTTTTTTAGAAGACGCTAAAGCTAAGGCTATTGCTAAAGCTAAAACAGAGGCTACAGGATTAGGTCCTGGAGAGCAGATTGTGAATACTGGACCAGGTGAGTTTTACATGCCGCAGAGGCCTATAGAAACACCTAGGTCTAAAGGATGGGGTAACCCTCAAGGTTTAGCGGAAAATGTAGGTAGAGTGGATTCTATCGCAGCTATGATTGAGGCAGGTGAGATTACTCCTGAAGAAGGGATGTTGATGAGACTTGAGAGGCAGCAATATAATGAAGCATACCCAGGAGTAAGGTAAGATGGAAGGATTAGCGGCACAAGCAGGAATGCAACAACAGATGGAACTAGAGCAGGTGGTCAATATGCTGATGCAAGGTGTACCACCAGAAGAGCTAGTTCAACAGGGAGTTCCGGTTGGGTTGGTTGAGCAGGCTATTCAGATGATCATGGCCCAAGAACAGCAAGCGCAAGTACAGTCCGCTCCTCCTAGTACACAGGCAGGACTAGTTATGACGGCAGGTATGTAATGAGTAGAGTTTCGGTGGTATCTAGTGATAATGTGGATATGTTCCTAACCCCGGATGCTGAGACTAGACCGTTAGAAGGTGGTGTACGTTTCAAAACTCCTGCAGGTTACTTGGAAGGTTCGGTGAAAAACGGGATCCCTGTGAGTAAGGTAGGAGTGGAAGGTAGGTACGGTAACCTAGATTTCACAGATAACGCTTATGGCGTTGAAGGACTGGCTAAGTTGGCAGCTCGCGCTAACATTAATCTTACAGATAACCTAACAATAAGTCCGTATGCGGATGCGGTACAGTATGAGAAGTACGTTCCTACTGTTACGAAGGGATTGGTGGCTGAGTATGCTAACAAGGCTCACAGTCTTCGAGGGGATCTACGAGATAGTGGGAATGGTCCAGAAGGGAACCTACAATATAGGTACAGGTTCTGATATGGGAGCACAAGGATTGGCTCAGATGTATGGTGGTGGAGAAGGTCAGAATACTACCCATTACTATGCAGGAGTCGAGAAAGGGGAGAAGAAGATGAAGAAAAAGAAGTGTAAGAAAGGATCTAAATCTAAGGGTAAGTAGGCTCTAGGGCTTTACATTTGGGATTAGATGTAATACAATACGAATAACTAGTAATAGTGCTAGTTTTAAATACAATTTGATAATAACTAAATCAATAATTGAAAGGACCTCATTTTTATGAATACTCCATCAACTGATGAACAACTAATTTTAGTAGAACGCCAAAAGAACGTGGCAATGTTTGAAGCACTAGATCGTTTAAAACAAAATCCAGACTTCCAGAAAGTTATCTTAGAAGAATACTTTAAGAATAAAGCGGTGGACGGTGTAAGTTTACTTGCTACTGAATATGTTATTCAGAATAACTTACGTAGTCAAGTAATGGAAAGTCTAATTGCAATCAGTCATTTAGAAGATTACTTTAATGTAATTGATTCTTTAGGACGGGTTCCAGATGAAGACGATGAAGACGAATAATAGGAGCCGATAGATGACAGAAGATGAACTGTATGATCTATCGGACGAGGAACTTGAGGCTGCTTTTAAAGAAGCGAAGGCAGCTCAAGCTTCTCCTGATATTGATCTAGATGAAGACCAGGCTACTGCTGAGGTTGAAGAAGATTTAGGTGAGGTTGATGACTCAGAAGATGAGATTGACCTAGATGAAGAATTGAACGATGATCCAGAACAATCTGATGCAGACTCTGAAGATCATGATGCTAGTGAAGAAGAGGAAGTAGAAGCGGATTCGGATGAGGACGCAGAAGAAACTGACGAAGATACTCCTGACGGGGAGACTGAGGAAGATGAAACTGAACCTACGGATGAAGATGTAGAAGCCGAACCTGAGGCACAACAAGAAGTACGTAAGCATAAGTTTAAAGCTAACGGACAAGAGTTCGAGTTTGACGACAAAGAGATTATGGAACAGTTTCCTAAAATCTTTGGGCAGGCAATGGATTACACTAAGAAGATGCAAGCTATTAAGCCGTATCGTAAAACCATTGATGCTATCGAGCAAGCAGGACTAGGTCACGAAGACATTAACTTAATGATTGACGTGCTGAAGGGTGACAAAGAAGCTGTTACTGAAGTACTAAAGAGAACAGGCGTAGATGCTCTCGATTTAGACACAGAGAATAGTGGATATGTTGCGAAGGATTATGGTCGAGATGAACAGGCCCTTGCTCTTAAAGACGTCATTGACGACATTAGTAAGGATAGAGAGTACTCGATTACAGAAAATATTGTAGGGAAACAATGGGATGATGCGTCTTGGAAAGAGATGTCACAACAGCCTGAGACTATTCGAGGTTTACACGTCGATGTTCAGAGTGGTATGTATGATATCGTTTCTCCGATTGCCAATAAACTTAAAGTTTATGATGGTGGACGTAAATCAGACTTAGAGTACTACAAAGATGCCGCTAGACAATACTTTAGCGAGTTACAAAGGACAGAAGCGTTACAAGCTCGACAAGAAGAAGAGGCAAGTAGGTTACAGGCAGAGGCAGATAAAGCTGCTAAAGAACAAGCCAGACTAGACCAGATTCGACAAAATGAAGCTAAACGTACTGCTACTACTAAAGCATCCAAAAAGCGTAAAGCCGCTGCTACTACTAAGAGTAAGGCAGGGATGAAACAAGGAGTAGACTACCTAGATGACTCGGATGAAGCGTTTGAAGAGTGGTATAAGAAAACGATGGATTAACGTAAAAGTCTTATAGGAGAAATAAATCATGGCTACTAACGTTTACGGTGATGGTTCCAACTCAACAGCTGGTGCTAATACTATTGTACATTATTACGACAAAGCAGGTATTAAAGCTGCTAACCGTGTTAATATTTACGGTCAGTTCGCTGACAAAAAACAAATGCCTAAGAAAATGGGTAAGACATTCAAGATCTCTAAGTTCTTGCATATGTATGACCGTGCCTTAGGAGATGCAGATTTCGGTGCTAAAGGTTACATGACTAACCGTACAGCTTCTGAAGTATCAACTGCTTTAACTAACGCTAACCTAGCTGAAGGTGCTGGTGCAGTAAACAAACGTTCACTTGAGAAAGTGACTGTTGAAACATCATTAGCTCGCTATGGTGAAATGATCGATTACACTGATGAAGTTGAACTTTTCTCAGAAGATTCGATTCAAGTACGCTACCGTGAAGAACTAGGTGAACTAGCTAACTCACGTATGGAAGATTTAGTACAGCTAGATATGCTTGGTACTGGTACTGTTATTTATGCTGGTTCAGCTACATCTAACGCTACTTTAGGTGCTACTCAAGCTGACGGTTCTGATGATGCAGATAACCGTGTATCTTACGAATTAATTCGTAAAGGTGTTAAGAAGCTTGTACGTAACCGTGCTAAGAAGAACTCTCAGATGGTTACTGGTTCAACTAAGATTGATACTAAAACAGTAGCTCCTGGTTTCTTTGCTATTATCGGTGCTGATGTTAAGTCTGATTTAGAGACTGCTACTCGTGGTGCTACATATGAGAAAGAATACCTATGGATTCCTGCTCATAAATATGCGTCTGCTGGTAACCTAGCCGAAGGTGAAGTTGGTGCTTTACATGAAGTACGTTTCATTGAAGCTGAGTCCGCTGTAGTTTATGATGATGGTGCTGTACCTCCTCAAAACTATGTTGGTGACCTAGCTATCATCGGTGACACAGATCTAACTTCTGCTACACCTGCTGATCGTGGTAACTTTGCTGTATACCCAATCCTTTTCCCGACTGAAGGTGCATTTGCTACTGTTGGTCTTAAAGGTCAAGGTAAAATCAAGTTTAACTCGAAATCACCAAGTTCTGTTGAGAATGCTAACCCTTACGGGACTAACGGCTTCTTCTCATACAACTTCTTCTATGCTGGTCTAATCCTGCAAGAAGAGCGTCTATTGAAGATGATGGTATGTGCATCTAAGTAATCTAGCTTAGTGTATAAAGGCCCTCTTAGGAGGGCTTTATTTTTTATAAGGTATTGTATATAATAGTAAGTGTTTTACTAATTTAACGAACTAAACAACCGAAAGGATTTAGAAATGTCAAAAATTGATGACTTAAAACAAGAAGCTACTGATCTAGGTATCAGCTTTAGCCCGAATATCGGAGAAGCTAAGTTACAGGATAAGATCGATGCTCACTACGAAAAAGAAGAGAGTGGGTCTATCGAGAAGATGGTAGAAAAAGCAGAAGCCTCTAAGAAAGAGGAAACCCCTAAAAAAGAAGTTAAGAAAGGCGGGTTTGATCGTCGAACTTTAGCTAAAGAAAGGGAAGCTGCGGCACGTAAGACTAAAGTAATTACTATTATAGATAACGACCAACGTGTTAATAACCAGACAACTACTGCTACAGTAAACTGTGGTAATATGTATTTTGACCTAGGTACTATGGTACTGCCTCTACAGATGGAAGTAGAAGTACAGCAAGGTCATATTGATGTGTTGAAGAGTGTTATGATTCCTCAGCATATGAAGAAAGCTGGTGCAAACGGATTGAGTGAGGTGGTCATGAGACCTAGGTACACCATTTCGTATTCGGATAAATCACCGGAATAATCATATAGAAGGCTTTTTTCGGAGAGTCTTCAATTATGGTTATTGGGTAAGGAGATTTTGTATGGCTGGATGTTCAGCAGATAGATTTGTGATTACTAGAGGTGTACCAAATACTTTTATTTTTACTATTAAAGCAGATGGTACTACCTTGCCTATGGAAATCGATGCAGGAGACACCTTTCAAGCTACGTTAAGTACTTTAGAAAGTAACTCCTCAGTCTTGTCAAAACCGCTCACAGTAGTAGATGCTCTATCAGGTAAGGTATCTCTTGTCCTTACAGCTAGTGAGGCGAATACACTACAAGCTGAGCGTGGGTCTAAAGTAGATAGGTACTATATTAAACCGGTATATAAGCTTACTATTGAGTGTAGTACGCTTAATAATGGTGATTTCATAGCTAAGATACCGGAGATTTATGTCGATTGATTTAGAACTACACACCGTAGACCTAGATAAAGGGACGAGTACAGAAGTAAGCGCTGTAGACGGTGCTACCGGGATAGACCTAGTTCCTAGTAAGTTTGGGGTAGAAGGTCATAAGAAAGAGTACTCTATTATAGGGGATGGGCTATATGCGCAAGTTAGTGCAGAGTCTGCCCCTCAATGGCTGCTATCTATCATTGATGAAGTGTTGGCGGTTAACCTAGCTAATGGGTTGACTAGCTTAGATGATGCTGTTGCCGCTATCAACACTGCGTTAGGTGAGCTAGATATCGCAAAGAATCAGTACCAAGAACTGATCAATATAGAAGCTACTATCGATAGCATTATCACATCTAGATTAACTACCCTTAACGCCACTGTAGGTACAAACAGTGCCAGTATCGTCACCCTAGATTCTACTAAAGTTACGGCAGATCAGGCTTTAGCTATTGCTGCAGACCACCTTAGCTCGGAGCTACTGGATGGTGATGTAAGTGCAGCACTAACTACTCTTGAAAGTACCTTAACTACTCCTATAACTGCTAATGCAGATTCCATTAGTGTACTTAGTACATCTATTAATGACCCTTCTATCGGGCTTACAGCTACAGCTAGTGCTATGGATCACATGCAATCTTATGTAGGTCTGGTTAAAGGTACTCCTGATGGTACAGGCCTATTAGCAGATGTAGCAATACTACAGAAGCAGAATGATGGTGTCATAGAGACTACTACTGGTACTTATGATGTTATGCTAGGTGTTGAGAACCCTAACAACAGTACAGGTAATGACGAGCTAATAGAGACTGCAGAACCATATGCAAGTTGGAAATCTGCGGATGTAGCTAGTGGCACAGAGGAAGAAAGAGCTAGACATGTTGGTGACGTATATATCCAGTATACAAGTGGTGATACAGGTTACAAGACGTATGATAGAGCTTATAAGTTTGTAAAGACTGTTGTGGATAGTACTAGTCCTTTTGCTACTGATAGTGAGGGTTACACATGGGCTTTGATAACAGATACAGATGCTCAGAATGCTTATGTTGCTGCCTTGAATGCGCTAGACTTAGCTGACGATAAAAGACGAGTGTTTGTAGTACAACCTACTGCTCCTTACGATGTAGGGGATTTATGGTTAGTAGATGCTCTTACTGAGGTACCTAACCTGTTTCCTGCAGTTGAGGTAGGGGATATACTGCGTTGTACTGAAAGTAAAACAGGTACAGGTACTTATGAGAGTAATGACTGGGTAAGAGCAGATAATTATCGAGCCAGCTTAAATGCAGTACAAGATGATTTAGATACTTGGAGAAACGGAGATTATAGTGACTTTGTTCTCGATATACAAGGTCAGGTAGATGGTAAAGCTGAAAGTTACTATATAGAAAATATGCCTCACCCTGAAGGAAGTAATAGTGACTATTCTGTGTGGGTAGGCGATTTATGGAAAAAACCTGGTGATAACACAGAGTATATCTACCAGCTTGTCGGTGGCATCTATAAGTGGGTAAAAACTGATGTGCCTGATATTGTATATGATACTATAGATACTAAAAAAACTATATACACAGGAAATGACGTACCTATCCCTAGCTTACCTGATAAGCTAGAAGAAAATGATATGTGGATCGTAGGAAGTACTCCAAGTAACAGTTCTTACGACAAAGAAGAGGTGTACGTATGGAATGGTTCTTCATGGGTTAAACCTCTTAGGTACACTGATGATACTGCGGTTACTATACTACAGAATGGGCTGAGTGACGGTACAGTAGCAGTTGACTTAAGTAGTGCTACTATTGATGGTACTACACCTTTAGATACGTTTGTGGCTAACCAAATAGACGATCAAGTAGTAGTGTTTAGTGGTACTGATGTCAGCAGTCAGACAGGTATGAAAGCTGATGATATTTATATCGAAAAAACAACAGAGGCTAGTTCTTCTGGTGTAGTGGTTGATGTACTGAACACGTATAGATACACAGGGTCTAGTTGGACAAAAATAGGTAACAACAGCAATTTAACAGGTCTAGCTGATTTAGCTGATGGTAAACGTACTGTGTTTGCTGGGACAACTATACCGAGTGGTGCTGAAGAACGAGATCTATGGATACCAGAAGCTGATGTTAGTGGCTATATACAAGGTGAGATATATCAGTATAAAGGTACTTCATGGACCCTAGCTACAAAATACAGCTCAGAAATAGACAGTATAAACACAGACCTTAGTCAAAAGGAGCTTGAGTTAGCTAATCTGGACGGAAAAATAGACGCTGAAGAGCAAGCCCGTATATTAGCAGTATCTGCAGAAGAACAGGCTAGAATTGACGCTATACAAGAAAGAGTACTAGAAGACGCAAGACTTGATGGAGTAATCAGCGCAGAAGAACAAGCTAGGATTGATGCTGTAAATGATGTGTCTGATGCCTATAAAGAGTATAGTAGAATAGTAACCTTAGCTATATCTGATGGAGTGCTTACGACTGCAGAACAAGCTACTATTAGTGCTGCACAAGCTGCAGTAAACGCTGCTAAAGACAGACTGCAAGACATTGCTGATACTGCGGAAGAGAACCTAGGTAATTTTGTAGACCAAGTGTATACACCAAAAATAACTACACTAGAAAATCAAATAGATGGTAAAGTAGACATATACTACCAGAACACTGCCCCATATCCTAATGGTACAAATGACGCTAATAAAAATGGTGACTTGTGGTACGATTTAGACGACAAGCTGCTTTACGTCTACCAGAACAGTATTACAACATGGTCATTAGTTGAAGACCAAACAGCTATAAATGCTGTAACAGATGCGGCTACTGCACAAGCTACTGCTGACGGTAAGATTACTACTTACTACGGTACAAAGGCAAGTACTGTAGGTGAAGCTGTTGGTGACTTACTTGTAGCTAGTGATGAAGATAACAAGCTCTATAGATGGGACGGTGCTACATGGATTGATTCTCAGGATAAGGGGATCGTAGCTAATGCACAGGCTATTACAGATCTAGATGCTACTGTTAATGACCCTGTTACTGGTACTATAGCAAGTGCTGTTAATAGTTTAGAGCAGAGTGTTAATAGTAGTATTGTTGACGGATTAGCAAGTGTAGAGAGTAAGTTTGCTTATGATTCTACTTTAAACATAAATGGTAATTACTACAACAGCGGTTTTGGCCTTAACAGTAGTTTGATTGACCCTGGTTCGGGTATACCTGTAGGTGAGAGCGAGTTCTGGATTAATGCAGACAAGTTTAGATTTACTAATACAGGACAAACAGGCACAGCAACACCGTTTAGTATAGATGCTGGTGGTGCAGTACCTAACGTTACTTTCAATGGTTTAGTTACTTTTGGTAACAGCCAGACAGGTACTATTGATGAAGCTAT